TAATGGGACTGTCTCATTTGCCTCTATCGGTAGTGCGCTGGTATTTGATATAATGAATATCATAGGAGATGCAAAGTACCGGGTTAATGCAGGAGCGTGGATACCTGTCACATCATCGGTCATGTATGCAACGATTGCACACCCATGCACGGTTGAGGTAAGCACAAGCTATATCCTGGAGGTTAGAAACTACAAGTTGCCATACGCTGAGACTAGCGTGGTGACTGGGGAGGTGGTAGTCATTGGTTAACAAAGAGACAGTTAACGTTAAAGGCGAATGGCGTTTTATAGAGCATGATCCAAACGGAAATCAGGTATCGGATACCGGATGGCTGGAGAACTTTATTACGGCTGCTGGGCTGGAATTGATTGCATCTGAGATACAAGGGTTGTCGAGTCCGTACCTGGTAATAGGGAGTGATACGGCTCCAGGTGAAACCATCACAGAGGTATATCGACAGGCGGTTTCCGTGGTCGCTAGGTCGGGAGCATTGGTGCGATTCAGGACGGTTATCCTGGCAGCCAATGGCAACGGGAACCATCAAAAAGCTTCATTGTTTTACGGAGCCACCGCAGTAGCAGGAACCGGAACCATGTTTAATCTGTTAAAACAACCATTCAGCAAGACATCAAATACAATCCTAACCGTAGAGGTAAAGGTTACAATATCCCAATAAGGAGGTGACGCAGTGTTAAAAGCATTTGTAGGCGGTGTGTCGGTACTTGATGCAGACACCATGAACAGCCTGGTTAACCTTGAAAGCTACCGGACAATATACACAGGTGCATCCGTAGACTCTAAAGCAGGAGCAGGAGCCACGGAAAACAGCGTGGCGGATTATAACTATGCTGTCCGAATCACAGCTACAGGTACAACCGCGCTAGGATACATAACTATGACGGTTGACGGTGACGGGACAAAGCAGGACTTTGACATTGAGTTGAGGGATGCAACGTGGTCTAATACAGGATCATCGGACGGGGTGCTAATATGCACACGGAAGATTCCAAAAGAGTTTATCGCAACAACCGCAGGAAGCGAACTGATACCACTGGGTATATCCGGTTTGACATCAGGGGCTAACTACTGGCTAATCATAAAAAAATCAGGGGATGCGACTAATAAGCTGGACTTGATTGGCGAATCATCACAAGACGCAGCGCACCCTGTTTATCGCAGGGCAGGAACAACAGGAGCATGGACGCTGAACAATGCGATTCACTTCAACGCATACGACTTCACCCCTGCAACTGACGCCGATGCACTGGCAATATACTACGGTGGCGGAATTACCACTTGGATGACGTATGATGTTAACGGACTGATTACGCTAATCCAGTATTATGTCCCTGCTATTGATACCAGCGCAGGGATACGGCAGACATTTACTCCGGTTGCGTCCGGTGAATACACTCTTGGGGGTGACGTAATATGATTATTCCAGGTTGGGAGATAGTGCAGAATTTTATCCGCAGACAGATTGGCGTCAGGACGGATACTGCATCAAGCACAGGGTCTTTACATGCTAAGATTGGCGAACTCAGATCATACACTTTTAACCTTACAAACACCGTAACTGTAGCATCAGGAAATCTTAAAGTCAGCGCAGACACGGAGCGAACGTCAGTGGCATCGGCGTACACATTGATTAAGTCAATACAAGTGTTAAAAAGTGGGTTTGTGAGGTTTTCATTTGAAGGAAAAACATCAGCAACAACAGATAACTGATTCCTACAAATATATAAAAATGGTGTTGCGTTTGGCACAGAAAGAGTTTTTTCAAGCGTGAGTTACGCAACATACACCGAGGATTTATCGGTAAAAGAAGGGGATTACATCCAAATATATGCCAAACGAGCTGGGGCGGTTACGACATTTTGCAGAAACTTCCGAGGGGCATACGATTTGGCATATGCAGAATTTGTAGTAGTTATAAACTAAGGAGGCCACATGTACGCAATCACACCAGCAATAAACGGAATGCCAGACGTTGGCACTATTACGGTTATATCAGCCATGAGTCTGCCTGATAATAAATGCGTTGTTCACCTAGCGACAGAAACGGCAGAAACAACATGGGAAGTAATCACGGAAGAACAATTCAACGAACATTTAGAGCCGGTAGTACCCGAAGAAAATAAGGTTGAGTGACAAAGGGGGCTAATGCCCCCTGCTTTTTTATGATATAATTTACATATAAACCACCGGGGGTACTGCAATGGAGGACCATCAATGTCAAAACCATACGGGTCACACTGAAAAGATGAAAATGCTTGAATACGACTGCATTGACATAAAAGCAAATACTAGGCTAATCGTAGCAGGGCAACATGAGATTAGGGAGAGGGTGGCAGCCGTGGAAGCGTCTTCAAAATCCGCTCATCACAGGCTTGACAGCATGGAGAAACTGACAGAAAGTATCATTACCCTGGCAGGAGAAGTGCGGGAAGGGTCCATGAATACTAGGGCCATACTAGAACGCATGGAACGCCATGACGGGGCCATTGATACCCATGACCAGCGCATTGACAAGCTAGAGAACGCACCTGGAATCATCGCAATGAAAGGCTGGATATTTGTGGGCGGTTTTGTAGTTACCGCTGTTATGGCATTTATGCTTGGAAAGGTCGGCTTATGATTAAAATACCTGTAGCGTCACTAAAATGCGGGTTGGTGGCACTCCTGATAGTGGCTGTGTCATCGGTCCCATGGTGGTACAAGAAACCCATTGAGCATGCCACCTATGAGGAACTTGTCAGCATCTGCGGGATAGGTGAGACACGGGCCATGCTGGTGCTAAAGAGCGGTGCTGATGATATAGATGACCTGTACCGGATAGATGGCATAGGTGAAAAGACGGTTTACGCACTGAAGAAGAAATACCGATAAGGGGGACGCATGGGAACGTATAGCAATAACCCGATTATTGAAGGACGATATGACGCTTACGGCAGGAAAACATACTGGGCTAACGGATTCAGAGGGCAAGGTGTAAAAGTTGCCGTAATTGACAATTTCAACGAACCACACGGACACCAGATGGCCAGCGTTAAGGATTACATAGCACCTGACTGCGAACTGGTTAAGCTTGAAATGTACGGACATGCGCAAGGGATTCGGGATGCGCTGTATGAAGCCGTTAAGCAAAATGTGAATATTGTATCCATAAGTCGGTCAACCGATAACGACACAATGGATCTCCATGATGCAGTTAAGGCGTGTAAAAACGCAGGGATTCTTGTATTTTGTTCCGCTGGCAATAGCGGTGATGAATATCAGGATTACATTGATATCAAACGGTATCCTGCTGCTTATGATGAAACAGTATCCGTGCTTTGTATAAACAACAATTTTACTCCATCTTCAATGTCTAGCCACGGGTCAACCGGATGGATTACAGGATTCGGGCAGAATGTGCTAGTTAAAAATGCAGATGGTTCCGAACAACTTGTATCAGGTACAAGCCCAACAACCGCAGCTTGTGCGTTTACCGCTGCGCTTAATTGGTGCAAGATATTGCAGACTACCGGCAAGCACCCACTCTATACCGAGATGGTGGACCACATCAAGAAAAGCACCGTGGATCTTGGCGTGATTGGCAAGGACAACATGACCGGGTACGGGTTTTACACTTTGGACAAATCCGAGTTTACACGGGTTAAGATTATGATACTCGACTCAAACAAAAACGGGCTAGAGGATAGAGTGGACCAGATTAAGGCTATAATCGCGTCTGGTGTACCCTACAACGATGCAGAGCGACAGGTTGACTCAATGTACCACATCATCGGATATGAGACGATAAACGGCGTTAACGTGCCTATATACGGTGGACGCAAGTGAGCTGCACATATGATAGACACGGCGCATGTTTATACTACCCCGGCGCAAAGTGCCATGAATTAAAATGGTGCGAAAGGAGAGCGCAAAATGAAAGACCTGAACAAATTGCATCCGTGGATGAGAACGAAAGCGAAAGAACTGATTGCGCTCTGTAAAGCTAACGGAATTAGCATCATCATAACCCAAACGTTACGCACAAAATCGGAGCAGGACGTTCTGTATTCACAAGGCCGTACAAAGCCCGGGCTAAAGGTGACGAACGCTAAATATCCTCAGTCGCTCCATTGCTGGGGGATTGCATTTGATTTCGTTCCAGTCATCGGCGGTAAAGCAATATGGAACAAGCCTGAAATGTTTAACCGTGTCGGTGCGCTTGGAAAGTCTATCGGACTTGCGTGGGGTGGTGATTGGACATCCTTTAAAGACAACCCGCACTTTGAAGCGCCTAACCACACATGGAAAGAGTTGCAGTCTAAACACGGCACACCTGAAAACTATATCAAGTCATGGAGGGAATAATGTTGAAGCGACTAGAGAATAAACCGTTTTGGATGGCCATGTTCGCACTGATTGCCATCACTGGCCAAGTGTTCGGGCTATACCAAGTACCTGAAGGGTACGATATCTGGGTTAATGCGGTATTGGCGTTAATGACCGCAGCAGGAATCTTCGTTGATCCGACAACCCCAGGGTTAAAAGACAAATAAAAGAGAGAGCCTAACGGCTCCCTTTTTTTATCTCTTTAAATGCGGATTAAAATATATCTGCTTTCTGTCCATTCTACGCGCTTTCAGCCCTATCAACTTATCCTTGTAATCCGTATCACCAGCTAACCGAATATGCGACTCCAGCAGGTACTCACGCCTTGTAGTGGGTATCCTTTTTTTATGTACGTTGTCGATTATCTGTTCAGCCATAGCCAGGGACCGGATGCCGTGCGTGTGCCCTTCGTCCCATGGCAGGGAGGTATTCCAGATCATGTGTCCGTCAGCTGATTTATAGATGTGATACCCGTTAATGTTTGCCACTAGTTTAGCCGTATTACATCACCTCCCCAGATACGACAGTACCCGTAGCATCAGATCCACAGTAATAGCATTCGACCGAATCCGCATCCTCTATGCGCGAAGGCTCCAGACTAAACAACCCTCCGCACTCCGTGCAGACAATCACGATTAACTCTTTAATCTCCATCCGTGTCGGCCCCCATCAGGATACCAATAGTGATGAACGTTACAAGCGTACCAGCGATAAACCCGAATATAAACGCCATTATCTGTCCTCCCGTTTTAAAACGAATCGGCTATACCTGAAATATCGGTAATCTCCCTGGATGTCCATCACCTGTACCTCGCCATCACCTTCACGGATTGCCCTATACTCGTCATTAAGCATTAATCGACTGCATGGTTCAACGCATATCAACCGTTTGTCGCAAGGCTTCTTCAAAGTTCACCTCTATAGTGTGATTTTTAATCCGCTACATATTCGATGATCCGATTCGGGTTAGTGGGTGCTATTCTTCGGTGAGCGGTAGACTGCGAAAATCCAAGCACTTCAGAAGCTTCGGAAATGCTTCTGTATGTGACGCCCGTTTCAAGTATCATCACCTTTCTGGCTTTCGTCCCTGAGTTGACTTGTTTTGCTAGCTTCGGAGGTATAGGTGGGATGTCCTGCCCTTCGCGCACCCACTGCATGCCACCGGCTGTGCGCTGTACGCCTTTTATAGCGGAGTATATGTTCGTTACGCCAATTTTGATTCCTTTAGCGCTTAGCGCGTCAACAGCTGCATCGGCTGAAGGATACCATGTCTTAGTGGTAACACAGTATACAGGCTTCTTTTTTACGCCTCCGTAGTGTTGTTTCGGAGCGTCTGGTTTCGCATCAGGAAAAACTTCGGCATCGAATGAAAACCGTTTGCTCTTACGCTCGCCTTTAACAACAACGCTATTCGTCCCACACTTCGAGATAGCATAACCCCACTGCTCATGTTTCTTGCACCAGGAGTCAAGGCTATGACCGCACCCTACGCATTTGCCATCATTGTGGAACGTTTCTACCACCTCACACACCTGTACCGCGTAATCATCTACCTGCTTTATCATATCACTCACGGATTGCCTCCTCACTTTCCAGTTGATCCATATCCACCGCGGTCAGGGTTTCCCAAGTGCTCAACAAATTCGATTTCGATTGGATCTCCGTTTCTAACAAGTCGGAACTGGACAATCCGATCACCGCGCTTCATCTCCCCATCTTCAACGGATATAAATTCAGCTTTCCAGATGTCGTTATCGCCCATGTAGGACTCGTCAATAATCCCGATTGCGTTCGTTAGCATGACCCCAAAGTGCTTGCGTGTGGATGACCGTGCTACTACCTGGGCGTGATACCCCTTCGGTAGTTCGGCAGCAAACCCCAAGGAAACCTTAAAAATGTCGCCTTTCTTGTATTTGATAATAGGATGGATACCTGAGTTGCATTCGTGGCAATGCATCCGTAAATCAATCCAGTCTCCGTTTTGTTCAGGCTTGCACCGTTCATCAATCAATCTCATCTTCATTTTGCGCTCTGGTCGCTCGTAATAACCCGCCATTTCATTTCCTCCAGTTTTTTATTGATAGCCTGTTCCAGTAGTTTTCTGATTAGGTCCATGGGAGTTCATCTCCGTCATCTTCAATCGGCTCAAATCCTGATTCGTCCTGCTTGGTCCGTGTGCTACCATCGGAGTATTCAAACCCGAATACCACAACATCATCATAATATTTTTCCTGGTACTTACGCTTCCCAATCATGCCGTTAGTGATATCAATCTTGTCGCCTTCCTGCAATTGCTGCGCTTGCTGTAGGCATTTGCCAACGAATTTCACCTTGAAATACTTTGAGTTCGTGTAGGATCCGTCCTTCTCTTTCTTACTGGTTGTTAGGTCAACCAAAACCATGTTTTCCTTGATATCCACGGCCCACACCTTGCAATACTTTCCTGTGATATTGAACATGTAATTTCCTCCTGTTATCTCATCGACTTCTGTCGATTGCTACACACCAACGCTCTTACATACTGATCGACCTTGTTCTCCGTCTGCCGTTTATCGTTCGCTTTCTGGCGTATCAGCTTCATACCCTGGTACACCTTGCACATGTCACCGCACCCGGGATGGCGTTCAGGTGGATGGCAGTCCTTGCAGCAGTCTATAATCATTTTACAATCAACTCCCGGATACCGAACTCTAAGCACTCCTGCTCCGTGTCCATATAAACATCATACCGATTCGGATACCGTTCGTTCATCCGGTCCTCAATTATCCTTTCGCCAACCCCATCTATCCAGACCACGGTGCCAAACGGCACATTCCTAGGCCCTGCCACGGTCCTTCCTGCTTTTGGCCATGTACCGGATGCGGTCTTGTCACCTGTCCATGTGTATGCCGTCACCTCTGTTTTACGCTCCGCTCCCCTGGATATGATGCTCTCAAATCGTGCAGCGTCCAACGCCTGGTTTAGTTCGTTAACTTGCTTTTTCAGAATTGCTATCTGTGCATCCGCTACGCTTAACTGGCCAGCTTGTACCGCTGCCATTGTTTCATATTCGTGTAACTGGATCACCAGGTATGAGGACAACGATACCAGCGTAAAGATGATAACGCACATTATCAAGTAAGTCATGTACGCCCGTCTTGCCCGATGTGCTACGGCTGATATATTCATTCCATCCCCCCTGCTATTCCGTGCCTGCGTAGTATCTCGTGCATTATCGGCCTATCCCGGTCAAGAATATTCTCAATCTCAGTCAGCCCCATGTCCATATGTACGCTGCACATGTCAACGGCCTGGTTAATGGCCCGTAATGTGCAGTCTGTGCGGTGGTCCGTGCTACCAATTAGCGTCATGTTAGTCCTCCAATTCAAAGTGAGCCTTAACCATCATTATAAACGCTTTGTATTCTTTTCCGTGTTTTGAATTTCCGTGTGTTTCTTCCACCGCTTGCTCAAATTTCGCCAAGTCGCCATAGAAACAACCGCAAGAAATTGAAACACCTGATGCTGTTTTAAATGCGGTTGTTGTGCCTAGTCTTGAACCAATTTTGCTCGACCACAACACCTCAGCATCCCCGGACACCCTAGCATCCCCGTACACCTCAACATACCCGCACACCTCGGCATCCCCGCACACCTTAGCATCCCCGTACACCCTAGCATCCCCGGACACCTTAGCATCCCCGTACACCTCAACATCCCCGGACACCTCAGCATCCCCGTACACCATAGCATCCCCGTACACCATAGCATTCCCGCACACTATAGCATTCCCGTACACCCTAGCATCCCCGGACACCATAGCATTCCCGTACACCCTAGCATCCCCGGACACCCAAGCATCCCCGGCATGATTTAAGTTTTCTTCTTTTTCAATCGAACCACCAACGTCACCAGATTTGACATTTGAAAAACTAATAATCGCTTTAATGCGCTTGAACTCAACACCATACTTAACCATAACTTCGCCAGTAAATTCATACTTTTTCATGTTAGTCCTCCAATTCATTCACTGCGATTTTAAGAGCCTTTGCCAACTTCTTTTTAATTCGCTTGGAAGGGACATGTCCACGCTGTTCAATCTTTCTGATCGTCCCAATACTCACATCTGCTTTCTTTACCAATTCCTCCTGGGTCAATTCGACTTTCTCTCTTGCCTCTTTCAGTTTCAAGCAATCACCTCCGATTCGTTCATTACCATCACTATATACTATGCAATATGTATAGTCAATAGCATATGCAAATAAAAAAAGGAACCTTTTCAGGCCCCTACATTTCAACGGTTTCACACTTCCCATAAACTTCTTCCGTAAAGTGCTTTAGCGGATCAATGGCGTTCTTGTGAAAATGGTACTCTTTCGGAGTCATCCGGTAGTAAATCAGGTTATCTTTGTTGCATCCCGGCACGTGCCGATTAAAGCGTACCCCCAGAAGCCCTTTCTCGGCGCTGTATGCGATTTTCTTGATGTTTTGGTATATCGTGTCCTTCGGAAGTTCTTCTTCGTCTATGGGCCCGTCATCGTCATCACAGACACAGTAAACGCCGTACACGTGATATTTTTGATCGAACGCAGTTTGACCGATAGTATGGGCTTCCGTGTGCTTCTCCCGGCATAGCGCCATCCTAGGGAATAAACTGTGGTTGCAATCCTCCCTGTTGTTACCCATTTTAATTGCGATTGTGTGATGTCGGTCAGCCACGGGTTGCCCGGTAATGCAGCACACCCGGTTCTTCACGCACATAATCAAATACTTCTCTGTGTCGTGGAAGAACTCTTTCGGGTTCCGGTCAAACTGTACCCCCAATGAAAACGCCAGTTCTAACAGAAACCCCATGAACAAGTCATATTCCTCAACGGTGCAGGTCTTTTCACTTAAACTGAAATTTCCGTCCGTGGCGTTGTTGTACATTGGTTTAATCGTATCGGCGTAGAATGTCGCTTTATCTTCGTAGCCGCAGTGAGCGACAATCGCTGATAACATGCAGAATGCTTTCTTGCGGTGTTCTGCTGTTATTCGCTCCATGTCCATCCGTCTCCAGCGCAGTTTTTACAATCAAACAAATTGTCTGATGGGCCGGTTGTGCCAGTTCCTTCGCAAGCTTCGCAATATATTTTAACTTTCGTTTTACGATGCTCTTCTACGTATTTCTCAACCGCAATAATGTCCCACAAATCAAGGTTTCTTGCAGGGCAATCTTTATTACCCGGGCAATGGTCGCAACTTCTTCTTTCTGTTTTGCAATTGTGAGCGGATTCAATCAATAATTTCGCATTTCTATGATACATTTGGTTTCCTCCTGTGGTGTTCAGGCGTTATAAGTTCCACTTTGTTCCTCCAACGCTTTGCGTGTTAAATTATAACTGCCATATCATATCCGCTCTCAATAAATTTGATTGTTAAGTCGTGATTAACGCGATTTCCAAGCTTCGTGTATACATACACCATGTCTTCTTCTGTGAATTTTGTATCTAAAAACTGGTTAATACCACAAAGCATAAATTTGTTGAATTCTTGATTCTTCTTTGTTGATCCAAATGGCTGTGTTTTGTATGCACCCCTTGAAAACCATTCTAAAACCTTGCATTTCACTTCTATTTCGTCTTTGCATTCAACAAGCTTAAAATATTCATTCGCTTTTTCATGCGCAATAAACTCACCATGCGCGTTTATGAAACTTTTGTTAAAACACTGCATCAGTTTAGTTACATATACAGGGAACATTGCTACACCTCTCGTTTCATATTTGCAGCAGCTTCAATCTTTACCTTATGCACCATAACCCTGTCTGCCACTTGTTTTAACAAGTCGTTCAACACTTCATCATCGGATATCTCAGGGTTTACGCAACCAATGAACATGTTCGGCGCGTCAATGTCCGGATTGTACGATATCCAGAATATCGGGTAGCCACCTTTTTCGTCTCTGCTGGCTTTCATGAATATGCTAAGAAGTAATTTGTAAATGAAATTCATGTGCTACCCCCATATCGTTTCTAACATCAACCTGTCGCCGTCAAACTCAATTCTTTTCCCGTACTCGTCACAGTGCTTTGGCAGAATGCTGCTCAAAGGCTGTAGCTTCGCGTATAACGAATAAAACCCATCAACACCTAGCCAGTACACCCTTCGCTCTTTTCGTTTGTCTACAGTGACGTTACGGTACTCTATGAGCAGTCCCGATTTATGACCTTGTGCGTCCTCTTTCATGAGCGCTTTTAGTTGGTGGCTCTTAATCATGCTGTTGATCATCGGTGGAAGTGTCATCTTACTGGGTATGTCTGTACTCTTGCACTCCATACACACCTTGCCTGATGCCGTATGTATTTCAAAGTCGTACCGGCCCCGGGATGCTTTGACGGCTACTCGGGCCACATTTTCCCTGGTGTATCTGAGGTCATGATGGATTAAAGCCTGTTCCACCAAGTCCTCAAATGCTTTCCCGGGGTTTGGTCTTGTGAACTTACTGCGCTTCATTCGCTCTCCTTTGGCTTCCATGCAGTTCCTTCAACCTTCGGTGGTTTAAAACATCAGTATTCGCATATTTCAACGATGTGGTTGCATAACTCTGGCGGTATCACAGACCGCTCCTTGCTGCCTTTCAATCCCTGAGTGCCTGTTTTAGATCCTCGTGGCGCTGGTTCGTGGCACGGGTCGCCATTCTTACACATCGGCTTGAATCTTGGATTCGGGTGGTTATGAAACAGATCTGTGGGTTTCATGCGCGTGTCGCCATACTGGCAATATGTAACCGTGTCCCGGTTAAATCCCTGCATCCACCGCATCTTTCTGAGTCCACCACGTGGGTTTTCTATGAACCAGTGTTCAGGGTTCAATTCCTCAATCAATCTAAGCACGTTTTGGTTCACTGTGTCGCACAACTTTCCATATTCAGACTTTGCCTCCAAGTGGCCATCTTCCTGTCGTGTCCTGTGGTGGCTGATGGCTGCAATTGAATAGCTGCTGCAATCTGGACTTGCCCATATCACGTCCGGTTGTCCAAACCGCTCCAATATATCCTGCGCTGTAATCGTGCCTATATCAGCATGCCAATCAATGTCAGTGTGCTGTTTGTCCCACTCAATCGAGTATACCTCATGCCCTTCTGCTTCAAATGCCTTCCCTATCGATCGGGTTCCTGCAAACAACTCCAGGACTTTTAGTTTTGGTATCATGCCTATCATTACCCCTCCTGAGCCAACTGGCCCCATTAACGTCCTCAGGTCTCGCATTCCTCAACCGTAGCTGCCAACGTATAAACCCCATCCGCGCACTGTAATTCCTGTCCCACCCTAAACTCAGGGTGACAATCAACTGATATAGCGTTCCCGTCTGACAGTACCCATATGCGAAAGGAGTGGTTATAACTTAGTATTTTCATATTTTACCTCCTCATTGATTCAATCAACAATTTCAGATCATCCACGCTTACGCCTTTGACTTTAAACCCGTTAGTATACCCATGTTTATCCGCGAACAGTTCAATGGTGTCCAGTACGCTGTTTCGTTCGTCCAATCTTGCTTCTGTCATCATTGACAGTACGGTGCTGAGTGATTCTTTCAATATTTATCACCTCCAATCCAATCTTCTAGTTCTTTCGTCGTTTTAAAAACGTTCACATTTTCATAAAAAGTTTCAAATATCAAACTCATAACTTTTACAATTTCAATATCCTCAATTAGCACAATTCTTCTGTACCCATTTGATACAAAAGGAAAAATCGTTTCAAGACGCTTTTCCGAAATTAATTTATCTAGTGATTGTTTAAAATTACAAAGTGCATTTGAATTGTCATCGATTGTTTTAAAATCATCCAATGATATTTTTACTGTTCCGTTCATACCTAATTTCATAATTCCTCCGTTTATCGTAGTAAAAACCGCTCCCATGTGTAATTGTACTTAATCGGATCTCTTGATTCTTTGTGAATCTCGCATAACATACCGGTTTCTTGATCAAAGTACGTTTCAACCTTTGGGAATCGTGGAAATTTCCTGTTTTTCAGCACGGTTACAAATCCACTTACGCCTTTCTTCTCCAAGTTTTCATCATGTGCCTTGCGTACAAAAATGATATTGTCGCTTTTGTTCGCTATGTCCGATGTGCCTGAAATCATTTCAAATTCCATATCGTCACCCTTTTTTAACTCCTTGTTTGGGTGAAGCACTAGAACAATGTGGCAGTTGTTGTTCTTCGCCATGTCGGACAGGTTTTGCATAAAATCGGCTTGTGCAGTTAGCTTTTCAGCGGAAGTAGATTTAAGCAGCGACATCATGTTATCGCATACAACAAGATTAAAACGATCTTTCTTTATCTTCTTATCCATAAAGCTGACAAACTCATCAGTAGTCTTTAACTTTGATTCCCCTTTATTGAATATTTCCAACTTGTTTTTCATCCATTGGAGCATAGCAGCATCAGCTTCTTTTGTCGGGTGTTTGATTTGTTCAAGGTTCTCTTTGACATAGATGTAATTTTTCCGGTTATTGCCGATAAGCAGATAATTCAGCTTTAAATGCAAATCTTCTTTTGTTTCCTCGCCTGATACCCAGAACACTTTGCAATCCTTTTCAATTGCGTTTGCGATAAGTTGCGCCACAAATGTACTTTTCCCATCGTTAGAACGTCCGGTCACAAGTGTGGTATACCCTGGGCGTAGTTGGTTGAGCGCCCAATCAATCGATGGCATACCAGTTGGAATAAACTTTCCTTGCTTTGGTTTGATGCGTTCTTCATACGGTATGTCACCAGGGTTATATGATCCCTCTATTCTGTTTTCTCCGCTCCTTAACAGTGCTTTTATTGCTTCCTCTCCTTGGGTCTTATACAGTTCGGAAATATCCTTGCAATCCATGAACAGTGATTTATCAATAATCCTTGCCGTGGTAGGGAATGCCGATAACATCGCATTATCTAAATTATCTCCGCTTTCGTCCGTGTCAGACACAACAACAATGTTTTCAAACCGATCTAAAAACTTCTTTTCCTGCTGTAGCATCTTGTTAGTGGAATTAGCACCGCATCCAACCGAAACAATATTCCGGTATCCAAGCTGCCATATGATTCCGCTGTCACCCTCACCTTCACATATGTAAAGCGTTTGATCGCTTAAATCAATATTCTGTTTGTTGTACAGGTGAAAACTAGAACCTGATATTGATGTGAACCTAAAGTTCTTTTGACAATTAGGGTCAAGGCTTCTTAACTTCACAGCGTCAATTTTACCTTTTGAATCCCGATATACATACGCTAACTTTTGTTTAACGTCAACGTAACTCATAATACCCAATGCTTGTATAGTTTCTTCTTGCCAACCTCTATTGAGTAAAAATTCCTTCCCTCTCTTGGTGAGTTCTCTTAACTTTGAAACGCCTTCGCTGAATTTATCCTCCTGCGATTTATTGTCACTTCCAAGAGCCTTCAACGCTTCTTCGTGGTTGTAGCCTTTATATCTTGTGAAGTAATCGTAGATATCAATTTCCTCTGGGCATCTAAAACAGTGAAAACAAAATCGCTGTGTGTCCCATCCCATGGACGGGTTCTTGTCTCCATGTGTATGCTGTGACGAGTTAGGGCATCTGTACATATTGTTTTTCTTTTCAAGCCCTATGCCATCAGCAATCATGATTTCAGCAGCGTTTCCTATTTTTAATTTGAGTTCTGATATTTTGCTATCGTTCATCACGTCACCCTGAATGGATCGTACTTTCCGTCAATAAACAAGTGCTTGGTTTCGTTGGAATAATCCTTGTCATGCTTTTGCCTTGACTCTCTTAAACTTGCAACCGATGGATAAAATTTAGAGTTCTTTATAAATGAATCTACCATTGTTTCAAAATCACCGTTACACATATCGGAAAATTGTTCATACCATAACTTCACAACATCTGAATCCTCAATCTTAATTCCCCATGACGGATAAAACACAATTAGCTTTTTTATTCCTGTTTTAAACGTATCTTTATTAAGCATTAAAAATCAGCCACCTCTCTGGTATGGTTTTCTGTTGATTTTGTTTTATCGTTGTTTTCCCACGTTCTTATGGCAGCTTTCCAATCTTTCATTTTGTTCTTTCCTACCATCCAACCTCTAGCCGAATTGTAGTCATAAAAATACTGAGCCTTTATGTTGTTGTTGCGGTCTTTGCAGTAAACTGATATTTCTTCTACGGATGGTATAACAAAACTCTTATTATTCTTTTCTTTTTTACTCTCTTCTACTCTACTCTCTTCTATTGGTTGAACGTCCGTTGAACATCCGTTGAACGCTGGTTGAACGTCCGTTGAACATCCGTTGAATTGTAAAGGTGCGTTTAATGCTCTTTTTTCAGCAGATTTCTTTCCTGCAATGCTTGCTAATTCACGTTTTCTTTCAAGTGGTAGCATTCTTTCAATCAAACTTTCAGAAAAGAAAAAATCTTCATTCTCAATCTTGAATAGGTCATACCCTCTTATAACGGTTTCCACCTTAGGTGCTTGCGTGTTGTATCTCCTGGCTATTGAAGGTACAAGAGACATAGGATAACGATACTCTGGTTGATCTCTAAGCATTTCAACAAGTACCCAGTATATGCCGTACCCTTCTAAACCAAGTTGCTCAATCAGCATTACACATTTTGGATCGTCTTTTGCATTTGAATCATGCGGAAAATAATATGCGTCTTTTTTCACTCGTTTACCTCTTTCCCTTTAAACCAATCAATAACAGCGTCAAGTTCAAATCGTACAGTTCCGGTGTGAAGTTTTAAGCAAGGCATCCCTGCAGCCATATAACGATCTATTGTCGGTATGCTGAGTTTCAAATATTCAGCAAGTTCTTTCTTTGTTAGCATATTGTATCACCTCCTTTCTACAGACATATCATATCATTTTATATAATAGTGGTCAATGGTTCAAAGTGTAGAAGTTTTACTACACTTGCCACATAAAAAAGACCCCGAAGGGTCTATGGTCACGCTTTGTCAGGTAAACTCTCATAGTGCTTTACCGTGGAATCATAATTCGCCTTGCTCATCTGCTCCGGCGTAACATTGAAGTTCTTCAGCACCTCCGCAGCTACAACCTCTTTCGTTTTCCCTTTGCTGGATGCGATGGCGTACAATCGTCCCATTTGTTTGTCGCTCAGTGCCGTTGGCTGTCTCTGTGGTGCGTTTTTATCGGCTGGTGGTGTATTGGGTCGGCTGGCTGGTTTTGTTTCGTCTTTGCCCGTTGTAGCGTCAAGAGTGTCATGTTCGGTCAACTCCAGGGCGTTAGTCCACAAATACCGTCTGATATAGGTGATAACCGCCCCCAAGTTCTGGACCGCATGGCACCCCTTTAATTCAGCGGTACTCATAGGAGCCGTAAACGTGATTCGCTCGTCCGGTGCTTCAACGTTGATGATTTCCAACAGGCCGATATCACCAAAGGATAAAACGGATGTCAGCTTTAGTTCATCCATCAGGCTGTTAACGTGTGGGATGAAATCGCCTAATTCATAGTAGCTATACCCGGCGAATTTGTTGTTACCTGTTTTCTTTGGGTTGATGGCTTGCAGCTTGACACGGAGTAATTGCAGTTTCTCATATACGTTCATTTCATCCTCCTATTTTAATCGGATACCTGTCTCAGCTACAAGCGTACACCCTGGTATAGTTGCTCCGGATACCAACGCCTGTTTGATTGCGTTTTTATCGAGATTGCGTTCAACTTTTTCAACGTACCAGCAAAGTGGGATATCAGCATCCGGATCAACAACCACTTTAGGTGGGTTAAGCTGTGTTGAGAATGTCACGATGCCATCAGTTGCTTTCGTGCGTCCGGTGGCTACCATTGCATCAAGGGCGTATTGTTTAAGCCGTTCTATGGTCTTTTCAATTGCCTTTCGCTTCTTGTATAACCGTTCTTCCTCTGCTTTGAGTGCGTTTGAATCTGCTTCAATGTTCCGGACCAGTCTACCAATGCTGCAAATCTTTTGGTCAAGCGTTTCGTGGACCGCTCCAAGTGCCGTGCGAAATGTTTCTTCGTCAATGTCCTCCAGGTTCATTAAGTCCTGATATGCTTCGATTACCTCGTATAGTTTCATCGTAACTCCTCCTTGTTTTCAGTTAGCCACCGCTCGTAATCACGCTGTTCATCATCGGTTAGATAGTAATCTTCTGGCATCATTTCACCTCGTCAAAGTCTAAGCTGATAAAAGCGTCCGGATTTCCTTCAGCGGTTATCGTTTGTTTAACCAGTACCTCGCATACGGCAAACTCGGGATTATTATCGTCCCACAGTTTAGCGTATCCGTATCCTGCGCCAATCATCTGGGTGAGCGTGTCTCTGATCTGTGTGATTGTCATTGGTCAAGTTCCTCCAGTTTTACTTTCAGTCCCTTAGCCAGCTTCCGTCTGATGCGAAACGATGGCACATACTCCGGGTTACTCTCGATTCGTGCTACTGTTGGCACACTGATGTCACACTGATGCGCTACATCGGCCTGGGTAAGTTGCAATCTTTCTCTAACTGTTTTTAGGTTCATACGCCCTCCTTGTTTAGTGGTATGCCAATAGTATATAATGATTAAAATGATATGTCAATGATGTATCAATTACTAATCAAATATATTGACCGTATCTATTAAAGGTGATAAGATGGGGGTATCAAATAAATAGGAGGTTTGTATGGATACAGAAAAGTTGATTGAGGCTGCGGAGTGGTGCGTGAAATGCAGTGCAACAACACAACGAGAGGGGTTCTGCCTAAAATGCAAGTTTTACGATGATTGCGACCATGTTTGGGAGCCAAGCAAGGAAGATTTAGTAATTGCAGTACGCGAACACTACAAACACCGTATCAAATCTGAACGTATGGCGGTCATTGCGGAGGTCAGGGAGTGGGCTGAAATAGCCTGTGCACATCAGAACATTTACTGGAGGCAAGGGTTTGAAGAAGCGATTACAAAACTTGATTTAAAACTGGACGCAATGGAGGCGCAGAATGGCTAAGATATGGTGTGAAGAATGTTGCGGTACTGGAAAAATTGATCATCCGATTGCGTCAGCGTGTGAAATTGACTGCCAAATCTGCCACGGTGCAGGGTACACGGAGCAAGCTGTGGTTAAGGTGAGTGAGGTTGAAAAGTGGGCAGAGGATATGGCAAACACCGAATGTGGAAGTCCTGCAACGCCTTATGAGCAGGGGATGAGTAGGGCCGGGGCGTCATTGTTATATTGGTTACTCGATAAAGAGATTGAACAGGAGGCGAAGGGGGAATAGGGGATGATGGGATTGTTAAAGTACATGAACATGGGCATCGGAATCAATTTTAAGCCGCTGCCTAAAGGCTCTGTACCTGTAACGTGCGCCATATGTGGCAAAAACACAGGAAAGACGTTTGTAAAGGTTGATGGCAAGTACGTTCATAAAGATTGCAAAAGCAAGCAGGAGGCAAAATGAAACTAACAGCAGAGAAAATTGCGGGATTGTTTGGGGTTGAGGTTGGGGAAGAATTTTTACTGGAAGGCGAGCGTGTCAAAATTGACGAACTTGGTTGCATTATGCGAAATACTGGAATGACGGTAGGTATTACATGGTCCAGTATTGCATGGCATGGTATAGCAGGAATGGAGATCACTAAGCTGCCTTGGAAGCCGAAAGAAGGAGAAATGTTTTATTATCCTGCACCTCATTCGGGAATGATAAATCTTGTTACTTTTGTGCCTTGCCCGGATGACCAATGGCGGCTATCCCACGGCCTGTGCTTTAAAACACGGGAAGAGGCTGTAGCGAAATGGAGAGAGTTGTATGGGGTGACGGAATGATCAAATAACACTGAGCCTGTAAAGGCTCTTTTGTTTTGGTAATATTTATGTGCAAAATATTTTGCGTCTATAGTTTCTGATGGGATAATTTGTGTGCATAATTTTGGGCAATTGTAATAATTTGTGTGCAAGATATCTGGCGTTGTGGTTGTGTTAGCTTTGCTATAAAATGGTTGTGTAAATTTAATATGATTACAGTGGATGCCGTACCCACTTTAAAAACGTATAAGGGTCACTGTCCCAACGCACAAAGAACAGGCACGTTTTGTGAGGTATTACCTGTGTTACGCCGATGACCAAAACGGAACCGACTACGGGAGACGGTAGGGTACGAGGGATCAGAGGGGCAACCCTGGGGCTTAAACACTGGTGATAGGACTGGTTATCATCTATAGGGTTTAGGTATGGACAACACAGGTGTACCGAGTGAGCGATAACTCATTGAGTATAACCACCTTGACTGCACAGCTAGATATTAGCTTGTGGTCAGGGTGAACTGTGTCCTTCGCTCACTCCAATCTATCGAGTATATAAGTGAAAACACTGTGTTTATTGAACGCTATAAACCCACGGTATGTGCATAGTTATTGATTCTGTGATAAACTATTCCCAGGAGGTATAGAAGAGATGAATCTTAAACAGGCTACATTTGCGTCTAACCTACTGAAGATATACGCACCAACGAAAGACGCTGAGAGTGACGCGCAAATAAGAGAGGCGCTGAATAAGGCTTTGAAGCGCAGAAAGAAGGGGAAGAAATGACGGCATACTGTCCACTGTGTAAGCGTGACGTAGTACCACAAAAGAAATTCAGCTGGATCTGGTTTCTGCTCTGGTGCATAACAGGGATCGGTGGTATCTTTTATCTGGCTTACTGGATGATGAAATCTAAACAGTGTCCCATTTGCGGATGCAAACTATAAGGAGTGGTTACAAATGAAACTCACGCCAAAGCAGAGTGCTTTTATCGATGAGTATATGATTGATAAAAATGCAGCAGCTGCTGCTGTCAGGGCTGGGTACTCTCAAAAAACAGCTGCACAATTAGCTTCTAGGCTGTTAACGAATGTTAATATACAGGCAGAAGTTAATAAAAGACTTGCGAAGCTATCAGATAATGCTCAAATCACCGCAGAATACGTTCTAAACGGATTTAAAAGCGTTGCTGAACGTTGTATGGCTGATGATACGTTTGATCAGGCAGGGGCTAACAAGTCGCTTGAAATGCTAGGTAAGTATTTGAAGCTGTTTACAGATAACGTCAACGTTACGGCATCTGTATCCGTGCAGATTGTGGATGATGTAAAATGATAAGCGTAAAGCTAAGTGATAAACTATTGCCAGCTTTCCATGGATTCCACGGAGCAATAAAAAATCCGTATCTGTATTACGTCTTAAAGGGTGGACGTGGCTCTAGCAAGTCAACGCACATAGCTATCGATATGATACTACGGCGTATGAGGCACAAGTCCCATGGGATAGCAATCAGACGGTGGGAGAAGTACAACGCAAAGAGTACATTTGAGCAGCTGAAGTGGGCTATTGATTACCTGGGGGTAGGCCAGTTTTGGAGGCAGAAGTTGAGCCCTCTTGAACTGATATACACGCCTACTAATACAAAGATACTGTTTTACGGTGCTGATGATCCGCATAAAATCAAGTCGATTAAGACAGCTGATTATCCGATTGCTGATGTGTGGATTGAGGAAGTGGCTGAGTTTAGGTCAGAGGACGATGTAACCACAATTGTTAACTCTATCGTAAGAGCAGAGTTGAAAGATGGCATGGATTACAAGGTCTTTTTATCATATAACCCACCGAAAAGACGCACCCACTGGCTTAACAAGAAATATGAAACACAGTTTATACCGGCCAATACCTATGTGCATCAGTCAGACTACAGGGACAATCCGCACCTATCAAAGCAATTACTTGACGAGATAGAGGATACCAGAGAACGAAACGAACAGCGGTATCGGTGGGAGTATCTTGGGGAACCAACCGGATCTGGGGTAGTACCATTCGACAACCTAGTATTCCGTGCCATAACAGACGATGAGTGCAAGGCGTTCGACAACATACGCCAAGGAATGGACTTCGGTTATAGTGTGGACCCTTCAGCATTTGTTCGGATGCACTATGACCATACACGCAGCAAGCTGTATATATTCGGTGAACTGTACGGTGTCAAGATATCCAATACGGACATGGCACAACGTATTAAGGACCGGAACTGGCACGATGCAAATGTAATCTGTGATGGAGCTAAATGTTTGGCTCCTAACCCGATTAATTGCTGGGAACCCCTTAGAGCCTGTTAAACCACAACGTAATCCAAAAGATAAGCGTGAAGGTTTGAAAATTAACAGGATTGGGCAATCAGCAGCTATTACTCAATGGTTCCAAGTGTGTCGCATTCATGGTATAATAACTATGGAGGTGATACAATGAAGAAAATATGCGAAATACCTGGATACGAAGATGTAATGCCTATTTATTACATCGGCAAATGCGGAACGGTTTACAGTTACGGCAATTACGGCTCTACCACTAAAGGCAAAAGACGGATAAAAAAATCCGTGCCTAAAACTGGCGGTTACATGTACGCTTATCTTATGAAGATTGGCGGTAAAATGAGCACGTTAAGGTTGCACCGTATAGTTGCTTCCGCATATGTTAAAAACGAAGAATCCAAACCACATGTGAATCACATTGATGGCAATAGGCAAAACAATAACTACAAAAACCTTGAATGGGTTACGCCAAAAGAAAACAATGACCATTCGCTAACAAAGAAAATATTCTGTTATGATACATCTGGTAATCTTAAAAAGATATACTTTGGTGGGGTCGAAGCAGAAGCGGATGGTTACAATCAAGGTCATTTGTTTGCGGTTGCCAGAGGTGAAGAGAAAACACATAAAAAAAGGGTATTTAGCTATACATTCAAAACCAAAGAGGAAATAGTTCAACGACTATCGAAAACTTTCCCGCGAAAGAAACCGAAGGGAAAAAGTGAGTAGAGTACACCCAAGCGGGTGGAAACATCGGGAGCCTAAAGGCTAAGATATAGTCTAATCTCATAGGAAACTATGAGCAGCGAAAGCGCATAACGAGTAGCGAACGTTATGGAATACAATGGAACCAAGATCCGTTGCAGAATTACAATCATGTGCTATCAGAGCATTATCAGCCAAGAAAGGCCCAGGCTCAGTGGAACACGGGGAAAAGTGGTTGGATGATCTGGACGAGATTATCATTGACCCGGAGCGGTGTCCTAATGTGGCTAGAGAGTTTGAGTCAATTGATTATGCCGTTGACAAGGACGGGAATCCACTCCCAAGGCTACAAGATAAAGATGACCACAGCATAACCGCTGTGAGATATGGAATGGAATCAGACATGAAATCAAATACATGGGGCTGGTAGCCCAAGGAGGGACAACATGAGCAAGGTGACAACGGTTAATGATGCAGTGATTGCGATTAGTACAAGTTTATCGGGTGCTATCGAAATTGGAGCAGTGGACGCTATTGGGCTAGTAATGCCAGCAGCTATGGATGGTACATCAATCACGTTTGCGGTGTGTGATACACTGGGTGGTACTTATGTGCCATTGTACGATGATACCGGGGTTGAGGTAACAGTAACCCACGCAGCTTCCAGAGCTGTAAGCCTGTCTACTGTGCTGGCAAGTATGTTTCCATGGAAGTTCATGAAGATCCGAACAGGCTCGGTAGGCACACCAACAACACAGACCGCAGCAAGGACAATCAAAGTAGTAACAAAGGGGTGATGATGTGGAACTGATACATAAATACGCAGGATCAAACATCAAGCCTTTAGTACCGTCCAATCTATCGCCCTCCCTACTAGCAGCCTACTCCGGTCGATATCTTGGAGACTACGCCGTGCCGATGACAAATGGGGTGACGAATGGGGATTTCAGTAATGGGACTACGGGGTGGACCGCTTACGGGGGTTCTACTATTTCTGCGTTGAATAATACTATTTTGATAACTGGGGATGGTACGGGAGTCAACCCGCGCTCCAGAACGATTTGTTCTTTTGCTCCTGTAATTGGAAAAGTGGTTATTTTGACGCTGAAATTCAAGGTCACAAATGCGTTATGCACATCTGTAAAAGCGCAGATGAAAAACACAGCTGGGGTCGACTTATCTGTTGAGTATACTTTGCAGACCAACCCAGTTATAAATACCGTATATTCAAAGCAAATTATTATGACACTAAATAATAGTACCGGCGCAACATGTGGGCCTGTAATTGGTTCTTATTACGCTGATACCGCAACCGCAAACGGCAAAGTAATGGAAGTGCAAGAAGTCATGTGCATCGATCTCTCAAACCCGCTCCCACTAAACGAACCCACAGCCACAGAGTTCAGCGACATGCTGACCTACGCCGGGACGACCTTCTGGAACGGCACACGGAACGTTGTGATTAACCCGATTGTATCCGGTCAACGCCGTTACTACTGGCCCGATGTATCCGGTCAGAACCGACACCCACACCTTGTAAACCTAGCATACGATGCCACAGGTGGGCAGGAGACACGGTATCCAACGGATTATCTGTTTGATGGGGTTAATGACTATCTAATACACAACAGCGCAACTGACATTAGAGGAGCGCAAAGTGCATTCAGTGTGTTTGGAGTGTATCAGGCTAAAGGAGCGTTTGCTTCGCCTCATAGGTTGTTTCAGTTGTCGGACGCAGGAACAACGCTTTGCGGTGACTTGGCAATATCGGCTACAGCGGTAACTTTCACGGTACAAGACTCAACGAGCGGAACCAGCGTGGCAACCATAACGGCAACCAATGCGCTTGATACATGGTATGGGATTACATGCACATATGACCCTGTAACTAAAAAAGCAGGAATCAGCCGTAACGGTTCGGCTATAACGTTAGGATCTGCGCTTACAAACGGTTCACGCAAGTTTAACCGGATTGTATTGGCTTGTAACTACCTGATAAACGCATTTAACAACGTTCGTGTAGCAGAGTTTCAACCAATGAATAAAACGCTGTCAGGCGCAGAATGCAAATCAATTTATAACAATGTGGCTTCAAGATATTCAATGCCAAGAGTGTAGGAGGAACCCAATGTATTACATGATAGTTAACACAGCTGATATACCAGGATTATCCGGCACAACACGGGTCAGCGTGGACAGTACGCAAGCGGTGCTGGATGACGTCCAATTCGCCAGCCTTGGAGTGGATGACATTGAATGCACCATGCTGAGCCAGAAAAAGGCACTGGTACTGATGGAAAGTGCAGAATGGAAAATCACAGCTACGGAAGGTGAATGATGGACGGTAAACAGATTAAAACGTACATCGAGTCATTCACGGGGTCCGACTTTTACCAGTGGATGACTGATGGACAGCGGTACTTTGACGGTGATAACACTGCCATTATGAGCAGACGCAAAACGTGCAAGACCAGTAAAAATGGAATTGTTGATGATCCGTTTCGGGCTAACCATCAGCTAGGTAGCTTGTATAATCGGCTATTGGTCAAGCAACTGACAAACTATCTGCTGGGCAACGGCGTAACGTATCAGACGGACATGGACGTTACTGACCTTATGCGCACGCTTGGGCCTAAATTTGATAAGCTGGCTAAGTCCTGCTCAGACGAGGCTGGAGCTAAAGGGGTATCATGGCTCCATCCGTATATCAAGGATGGCAAACTGACGTTTAAGCGGATGCCAGCTGAGCAGATAATCTGGATTAATAACCCGGATGATAACAGTATCATTGATTATGTGATCCGGTTTTATGGCACTGAGGTAATGGCGGGTGGTAAGACTGTAGCAGTGCGTAAGGTTGAAGTGTGGGACGCTTATCAGGTGACATACTACATTGAGACGGGCCACAACTCCAACGCCTACCGGATGTGCTACGAGGGCATTGAAGAACCATACAATCCCGCACCGCATATCACCACTACCAGCAGCGTAAATGGAAACGTTACCGGGACAAAGGCTCAGTCATGGGGCAAAGTTCCTTTCATTCCGCTCTGGTTCAATGAGCAGCACTTCAACCAGCTTCGGACAGTTAAACGGTGGATTGACATATGGGATATCACCGCATCGGATTTTGCTAACAACATTGACGATTTCCAAGATGTATATTGGATTCTAAAAAACTACCAGGGCCAGAACATTGATGAGTTCCTGAACGATGTGAAGCAATTCCGTGCGCTTAAGGTGGGCGAAGGTGGGGAAGCGAAAGCAGAAACCATTGAGATTCCAGTTGAAGCCCGTGAAAAGTTCCTGGCACTTGCGAATGACGCTATATTCAAATTTGGAATGGGCGTTGACGTGGGGCAGACCGGCGAAGGCAACATTACCAACGTTGTGATTAAGAGCCGATACGCCGGGCTTGACCTGAAAGCATCCGAGTATGAGGGCATGATCGAAGAGTGGTTTGAGGATTTGCTATACTTTGTCAACGAGTGGCATAGTCGCACCGGAAAGACAGTTTATCAGGATATCGTACCAGTGTTTGACCGCACCATGATTATCAACCAGATTGAAATGATGGAGACATTGGTAAAGCAGAAAGGCGTAATCAGTGATACAACGTTGCTTGAAAACCATCCGTTAGTTGATGATATCGAACTGGAATTGGAGCGGATTGAAGAACAGAATGAGGCTAACCCTATAACTATTCCTGAGGAGGTGTAACATGCCAATTAAAGAAATCAGCATTAATTCAGAATGGGTTTATGAGGCTCCAGATGTCAGAGACAACTTTGCCACCCTAGGCAAGACCGGAGCAGCTAATCCTAACGGGGTAGTACAAGGTGATTACCTGGGCCAGACGTTTGTTACAACCGCAGGAGTGCCCTATATCTGTACCGCACTTAAAGACGGTGTTACTAACTCTGTATGGGGGCAAATCACTTTAGCAGGTTCTTGATATGGGTATAGAGCAAAAATTAGAGCGCGCCACTAAGATCACCGAGGCAAAAGAAAAACAGTTTATCGCAGACCTGACAAAGCAATACACAGTGGCCTATAAAACCATTGTAAGCCAGTTAGCTGATGCCGTTGTAAACTATGGGGTTGATGGGAGCATTGACCCCGTAGAGATGGCAAAGTATAACCGTATGGTGACATTGCAGAAGTCAATAGAGGCAGAGTTATACACATTGAGTAAGTTGAAAGACAAGCAGATTGAAAGCTACTTGCTGGATGTGTATGATGTTAACTACTACAATACGGCGTTTGCGCTAGAGACCACGGCCCAGGTAAAGCTAGGCTATGGGTTACTACCACGGAAGGCTATTGTTGAGGGGCTATTAACGCCACTCGACAAGATTGCCATTGATAACAACCGTGACGCTGTAGTTAGGAATATCCGGTCCTCATTGGTGCAAGGTGTAATGCAGGGACTATCCGTGCCTAAGATGTCAGCAAAGGTCAAGGCTGACCTGGAGAAAAACGCGAACAATGCCACCAGAATAGTACGCACAGAAACCACACGGATAATGAACAAGGCGCGGATGGAATCCATGGAGCATGCGGAGTCTAAAGGGCTACCGCTTAAAAAGATATGGTTGGCTACACTGGACCAGCGCACCCGGGATACTCACGCTGAATTGGACGGGCAGGAACGTGACCTTGATGAGCCGTTCGGAAATGGGCTTATGTACCCTGGTGATCAGACCGGAGATGCTGCCGAAGTGATCAATTGCAGATGCACAACCATAACCCAAATTGTAGGCCTAGAGGACATCAAAGACCAGCGCAGAGCGGAAGGTAAGGTGATCCCGTATACAACATATACCGACTGGTATGCAAATCGAGTCCTTGAATCTAATTGACAACCTACTCGACTCACTGAGGGTCATGTACCAGACAGGAAGCCAGGAGGTTCAGGACAACACTTATCTTGCCTTGCTCCGGGCGTTTGGTACGGACTACGCTGTTAAAGAATGGTTAACACAGTGCAAATAATTGCATGCAGTATTTTGCACAAGTAAAAAAACGTGATATAATAATTGCAGATACCAGCCGAGAGGCTATAAATCAGAATAAATACCCAGGGTAGCACCCTATAACAGCTTAGGAGGGTACAGATGGATTGGTTAAAAAACATTGTCGCTGGCATTACTGACGAACAGCTTGAAGCTTTTAAGCAGGAGTTGCCGAAACACTTTATTCCGAAAGACCAGTACAACAAGAAGGTTGACGAACTCAAACTGAAGGCAGAGGAATACGGAACGCTTGAAACACAGCTTACAAGCAATCAATCATTGCTGAGTGAGATGAAGAAGAAAGCAGACCTGACCGATGAGTACAAAGGCAAGCTGGATGCACAGGTGAACGAGATTAGCACGTTTAAGGCTGACGCTGAGAAGCGCATTGTAAATATGCAAAAGCAGTCGATGCTGGAACGGAAACTGATTGATGCCAAAGCTGCACCGGATGCCGTGGACCTCCTGCTGAAAGAGTTCGACATGGACGCCATCGAGTTGACGGATGACGGGATCAAAGGGTTTGACGAGTTGATTAAACCGATCCAAGAGAAACGAAAGTCACTGTTTGTCACTGAGACCCACAACTCACCACCGCCCAAGGATAACAACAACACACCACCCGCCACGCTCGAGGCACAGATTGCCCAAGCGATGGGGGTTAAACTCTAGGAGGATATAAATGTCTAACTCTATCGCATTGTCAAAAGCATATCAAACGGCCCTTGATGCCGTATACAAGCAAGCTGCACTTACAAGCGCACTGGAAGCACCCGCCGAGATGGTTCGGGCTGGTATGAATGCAAATGAAATCCTGATTCCAAAGATCGCGCTGCAGGGCCTTGGTACTTATGGTCCTAACTCCGGCTTCGTTTCCGGTGATGTAACATTCGCTTACGAGACGCACACCTTCGCTAACAACCGTGGCCGGTCCTTCCAGATTGACCGGATCGAGAACATGGAGACCATTGACGTAGCATTCGCTGGCGTTATGAGTCAGTTCGTTCGTACCAAAGTAGTTCCCGAAGTTGATGCCGTTCGTTTCGCAAAGCTGGCTTCCAAAGCTGCCAACTCTGCAACTCCTGCAACTCTGACTTCTTCCACCGCCATGCAAGCAATTGACACGGGCCTTGAAGTAATGGCAGAGGCAGAAGTGCCAAAAGAGCGCCTGATCTGCTACGTTTCCCCAACCGTCTACACGTTCCTTAAACAGTCCAACCTGATCACGCGATACTTCGTGACCAACGTTGGCACAACCGCTGTCAACCGCGAAGTCGAGACGCTTGACGGAGTACCCGTGGTAGTTGTACCGCAAAGCCGGTTCTACACTGTCCTGACACTGTACGATGGTTCCACAGGCGGTCAGGAAGCTGGCGGTTACATTAAAAACGCTTCTACTGGCAAGGATATCAACTTCATGCTGGTTGACCCTGCTGCTTCACTGGCTATCACAAAGACTTCAGAGCCACGGATCTTCGCTCCTGAAGTTAACCAGACCAGAGACTCATGGAAATTCGATTACCGTCTGTACCATGATATCTTTGTTCCGGATAATGTTACGTCCGGGATCTACTGCCACAATAAAGCTTAGTAGGAGGCTCCAATGATTGAATGCTGCAAAGATGGGATATGCTACATCGTAACTGAGAGCGACTGGGCCAAACACTACCAACCTAAAGGGTTCGTGGATGTTTCGGCGGTCAAACAAAACCAGCCTGACGAGGTTGTGATTGATACGGTGGATGCGGTCGCACCTATTGCAGCAGTCAAGCCTAGGAGCAGACGCAAATAAGATGAGGGGGGTGGGGTTCAGGCCCTGCCCCCTTTCCCTATAAGGGGGAGAGATATGTCGGCGCCACAAATAACGATTGATATAGAGCATCAGAAGGTCCATGAAGGGCGTCACTATACGGTGAACTACTTGGAGAAAGCCGTTGCAAATAACGGGTATGCTAGACTCAGGATAACCACAGGAGCCAGAGCAGTCCACATCATCATAGCGGTGGACACTGAGGGTAAATCCTATTGGCAATCTCACAGCGGTACAACCTACACGGCTGACGGAACACTCCCTGACGGGGTTAAGCTGACGTTTTTCAACCGGTTTATTGACAATGACGGTACAACAACCACTGTCAGGTATAACCCAACGGTAAACGTGTTAGGCACACTCAGGGGTAATCGCGTAGTATGGGGCGGATTAGGCCCTCAGAGTACAGGTGGATCGGACGCAAGCCGAATAGAAAGCATCATACCACCGAACAGGGATGTATTGTTAGTGGTGCAGAACGTGAGTGGACAGGCAAAGGACATGGCGGTGGTATTAGACTGGTATGAGGTGGTCGTATGATAGACAGAATAATGAACGAATGCAACAACCACTTTGCGAACTCCATCGAGTATGCCACCGCTATTGTATCGGATGGGATTACCGGGACGTTTGCAGAGACTTACATTGCTGGCCAGTATGTTTATCTGGTAGGCTCACGCGTCAATGATGGCGTTTACCTGGTGGCATCGGCTACAGCTAGTAAGATTACCATATCAGGTGCAACACTTACGGCAGAGGCTACAAGTGACCTTAAAGCAGTTATCGGATGTGCTACACCTAAAGCGTTTCTTGACCTAGTGACTGAAATCAGCACATGGCAGACAAGTAACGCGAATAAAGATGGCATCACATCCGAGTCCATCAGCCGATACTCAGTCAGTTATAAAAACGGCGGAGGATGGTCAGAGGTATTTAGGAGCAAGCTTGACGCGTGGCGGTGCATCTATGACCCTGCTGATCGGATGATCCGAAAAGCACAGTCAGAATGCAAGGGGTGGTGATTAGATGGCCATTGAATCGTATTATGTGCCTGTAGTCATCCAAAGAAAGACCGTTGCTGACAATGGGTTCGGAGGTCAGACAGAAACGTGGACTACCCACCTGACAGTCCAGGGGTTTATTGATTGGATAAGCGACAGTGGCATTGACGCAGCAGGACAACGGCAAACCATTCTCCGTCCGATTATGATGACTAAGACGGGCCAGGATATCAAGCAATATGACCGCGCAGTCTGGGACGGGACAACCTACAATATCACCAACAAGCCTGACAACGTTATGAGCCGTAACCATCACCTGGAGTTCATGCTGGAGGTGGTCACAGGTGGCTAATGTGACGTACAAAAGCAACCGGAAAAACGTTGACACCGAACTAGCTAGGCTGTTTTACATGACGCTTACGGGCGCTGGTGAGATTGTAAGCAGTAGCGCAAAGCTGTTAGTACCGGTTGATACTGGAAGACTCAGAAACAGCATAGAGTATCAGGTGGCTCCGGCTGACAGAGAGGTTATCATCGGCTCATCTGTAGAGTATGCACCCATGCAGGAACTGGGTACAAGCAAGATGAAAGCGCAGCCGTACTTAAAGCCTGGGATGCTTAAGTCAGCATCATCTATCAACGCACTAGCAAAACGGATATTTGGGGGTGGGTTCAAATGAATATCGCATGGCTCACCGCTATTGCTACACGCCTAAAGACAGTTACAAGCAAAGTGTACCTGGAGGAAGCACCAACCAACGCGGTCATGCCGTACATTGTCTATAGCATTACAGGCTCAATTGACAGCTATGATATGGATGCCATTGCTTTAGAGGTGGATGTATGGGGCACTGGCACTGATACAACCGCACTGGAAACCATGGCAAACAGCGTCAGGGCAGCAATGGACAATTACAGCGTGGTCAATGCTAACGTTGGGGCAACGTGCTATTATGAGGGTACTTTGCAGATTAAAGACCCGATTGAAAACATCAGACGTAGACGGGTATCGTTTACCGTTAACAGTTACTACGCATAGGAGGTAACACATGGCAAAGAGTTATACTAAAATCATGCTGGATACCGGCACACTCACGCTTGATAAGGGCCTTGCTGGAGTGCTGGAAATCGGATTTGTACGTGGCGGTGAGTTTACAGATGGGTATACCGTCCGGACTATCGAGGTTGACGGACGCAGGGTTCCTATCAAGGGTGAAAAGGTACTGGACGTTGCTGAGCCAGTGCTGACAATCAACGCATTACAGGCATCCAGTGCAAACCTTGCGAAGATCTTTTGCGGAATGAACATCGCAGGAACTACAACCAAGACGCTCACGCGCGACATTGCAATTGTTGACGCGGACTATCTTGGGAATGTCCAGTTCGATGGATTCACCAAAGACGGCAAGGCCATAAGCATTAAGCTTGATAACGTGCTGGCATTCAGCCCGATCGCGCTGTCATTTGCTGATAAAGCTGAAGTTGTTATTCCTTGCAGCTTTATGGCTCACGCTACGGACAGCACCGCTACTATCCTGCCGTACAGCATCATCATTGACGAGACTGCTTAATCACTCAATACGGGGTGGGGTTTATACCTCACCCTATTTTTATACCCGGGGGTAACTATGAGAGCGTTGAATTTCGGTGACACGTTTAAGATTGCGCGAATTGGCAAGAAGGTCGGCGTTGAAAAGCTGGCGAAAATGTATAATGATGCAACTGAATCGGTGAAAGGCATTGAAGATGCTGACGAAAAGAAACGCATCCTTAACGACAAGGCCATGGACTATATCGGTATCCTGCTATCCGGATATGATAACTGTGAGGTTGATGTGGTCGAGTTGATGGCGTCCGTATCCGGCAAGACGTCTGAGGAAGTTCGCGGAATGACATTCGCAGACCTGGAACAGTGGATCTCAGAGTTTGCAAAGCTTAATGATTCAAAACAGGTGATTGGTTTTTTTACCAAAGCGTTGGGGTCGATGAGATAGATATATATGACGTGCTGATGAGCCGTTACAGCGACTTTAACGCAATACAAGCACTGGACATTGAAACGGGATATAAACTTGTTGAGAAGGCATTCAAAGCCAAGCATGAGGATATGCACTTTAAAATGTGGCTGAACGGGTCACTGATGCACGGAATAGCGAGTATGCTATCTGAACAGAATGACTACATGTCATTTCAGGAGTACATGGAAAAGGTGAAGAACAGTGGGCAAGCGTCACGGCTCCTGACAGAGGAAGAAAAGCAAGCCATAAGAGACAAAGCGAATGCAATCTCAGATAGATTGAGAGGTGAAGTTAGTGGAACTGTTTAGAATATTCGGCGTAGTTGATATGAAAGACAATGCAAGCCCAGCCATTGATAAAGTTGAAAAGAAGGCCGATGGGTTTGCAGGGACGCTTGGCAAGATTGGTCCCGTTGCTGCTGGCGTTGGGCTTGCGCTTGGTGGAATATTGGTGGCTAATATAAAAGCCGGGGTTGATGGCCTATCGGAGTACCAGGACAAAACCGCGCAACTGGATGCAGTGTTAAAATCAACCGGTGGTGCTGCCGGGGTGACATCGCAACAAGTAAAAGCATTGGCTGATCAGATGCAACTGAACACAAAGTTTACCGCTGAAGCTGCGCTTGAAACGTCCAACCTATTGCTAACGTTTACCAACATCGGTTCTGGCGTGTTTGATGATACTGTCAGGATTGCGGGGGATATGGCTACCGCTCTAGGTACTGATATGAGTGCAGCGTCAATCCAGCTTGGAAAGGCTCTTAATAATCCTACCGAGGGCTTAACGGCACTTACCAGGGTTGGCGTAACGTTCACAGAAGAACAGAAAAACCTGATCACGTCCATGCAGGAATCCGGAGACATGGCAGGAGCGCAAGCTGTTATACTTCAGGAGTTGCAGAAAGAATTTGGCGGTTCTGCTGAAGCTGCAGGAAAGACGTTCAGCGGACAACTTGAAATTCTGAAGAACTCATTCGGAGAGGTGCAGGAATCAATAGCAGCTGGGCTTATGCCGTACCTTCAGGAATTTCTCGATTTCGTTATAACAAACATGCCACAGATACAGGAGTTTATCACAAAGGCAATGGACGCGTCAAACGAATCCTTTACACGGGTTTGGCAGATTGTCGATAGGCTGATAAAGATATTTCAGGAATTGTATAAAATCATAGAGCCGTTAATGCCAGCAATGTCTGCAATTATACAAGTTGCGATGCAGAATATAAACGGTTACATTGACGGGACTCTTACGATCATTGAATCACTGATTAAAGCCATGCAGAGCGCAATTGATATTACAAAGGCATTTATGAATCTCGAAGGTGCATCCTCACAGGGTGGCAGACTATCGGAGGAAGGACTTCGCGGTTACGCTAACGGCGGTCGATTTAGTGCGGGTCAACTTATGCGAGTCGGAGAATCCGGGCCTGAACTGGTGGCGTTTGGTGCGTCCGGTACGGTAATCCCTAATCGTGCCATGAGTGGTGGCAATACAACCGTCAATAACTACATCACCGTCAATGATGGTTTCAACGGAGTCAAAAGAGAACTTAATCGAATGGGGTTGAGTACACCATGATAAATGTGACGATTGGCGGAGCAGCATTTACAAGCCTTAATGACGCATTCCAAGCACGGCAGGAGTTGACCTATAAGGTTGATTCTTGTCGGCTGAATGTGCGGTCTAACTCTAAACCGCAGACCCATGCGGAATTGATTGTTACCGATGGGACAACGCGCATGTTTGCCGGGGTGGTGGTAGCATCAAGCCTGATTGATGATGTTAACGGCGTTTGGGAGGTCACCGGATACGATTACTCAAAAGAGTTAGACTCTAAAATGGTAGTCGAGGAATACACCGGACAGACAGCAAGCGCGATATTTGCGGATATCATTACAAAGTACGTTGACGCATCGTTTACAAGTGTCGGTGTGACCACTGGCGCTCCTGCAATCGACTTCATCCAGTTCAACTATGTCAAGGTGGCCGAGGCTTTTAAACGCATCTGTGACCGTGTAGGATGGCAATGGTACGTTAGTTATAGCAAGGATATAAAGTTCTTCAGGCCAGAGAACGTACTTGTCCCAGCGCCGGAGGAAATCACAAGCATCAACCAGATATCCGGGCTAGAGTTCGATATTGATGTATCGGATCTCCGGAACCGTGTTTATGCTCTGGGTGGTAAATACCTATCGGACCCGTACACCTATGAAATTAAATCCGATGGTGTGTCATCTGCCTGGATACTGCCTCATGTGCCGTTTGATATCAGTATGAAGGTCAATGAGGTAACAAAGACAATCGGAATCGAGAACGTTGACCCTGCTGCAAGCTTTGATTTCTTATGCAACGCCAAAGAAAAGCGCGTCACCTTGGCATCCGGTACAAAACCAGCCGATGGGCTGACCATCAAGTGGGTATACAAATATGAGATTGATATCATCACAGTAGCCGAAAACCTAGCGTCCCAGGCATCGGTAGCAGCTATCCAGGGAACTGACGGTGTGTATGAGGACAGGGTATCAGATGAAACCCTAGTAACAATCGAAGCGGTTGAAGCATTGGCTCAGTCTGTTATTAATCAATACTCTGATCCGTACGTAAATGGTAGCTATATCAGCTATATCGCAGGGTACGAAGCTGGGCAGATGCTGAAGGTTAACCTGCCTACTCAGGGAATCGTCAACACCTACATGGTGCAGATGGTGGAGACGCGTTACCGTGGGGCGAAGTGGGAGTATACGGTTTTCTTCGG